TATCCATCAAATTGAGATTTTCTAATCAAAGCAGCCTGTTTGAGAGAGCTTTTGTCTCCTTGTAAAACTAAGGCACCAATTAAGTTTCTTAATGCTTTGTTTGCAAGAACATGGTTTTCTTTTCTTGTTTTACCTAAACCTTGTGAAGAGGAGGCCAAACTTGCTTCAATCGCCATCAAAGTAGGATTACCTGACTTTTGACCGGCAGTAAGTTTAATTAACTGTCCTGATTCGTCATAAAGTTGATTTGTTATTGAATCATCTGATAGCTCTTTTATTAAAGCTTCAACGTCATCACCATTGTCTTCTAATATTTTTTTAATTCGACCTACGGCTTGCAACCTTCTTTTAGTAACGCTTACACCAGATTTATCAAACAGATCTTTCCGTCCTTCTTTCGTAAAAGGTTTTTTTAAACTACCTAGTATATCTTCAAAGTTTCTAACGACTGTGCCAAAAGCAAGTTGTGGAGCGATAGCACCCGTCATTTCAAAACCTATTCTTGCAGCAAAACCACCTGGATCTAAATTTTCTGCTGTAAAAGCTCCAAGGGTTGCCCCGCCTACACTTAAACCCTCTAGAACCCCCATTCGCTTTGGCTTATCTTTGAACTCTTTTCCTGTTTTATTTAATAAAGTTTCAACGCCAGATATAAGTTTTATTGTTATCGGAGGCTTGCTTCGTTGTAATCCTATCTGTTGTTGCCCTGTCTTTAATATCTCATCTAAATTTTTTATGTAGTTAGCCGCACCAAAACTTACATTTTTTGATATCATAAAAGGTGTAGGCAACCATGCCAAACCTCCAGCTGCCGTTCTACCAGCTTCGTAAGAGGCTTTATGACTAGGTATGATCATGCCTTCTTCGCCTAATACAAACTCAGAAACATCGTCTCCCATCTCATAAGCACCAAAAGCTCCAAGAACACCCGTAGTAACAGGTATTGCAAATTTCAAACCGATCGCAACTGGCCCAAGAGGTGGAATCATCTGCTGTAGTTTGCCACCAATTTTAGCTCCACCAACAAAACCTGCGGCACTTGGGGCTGTCTTCAGTATCTCTCTGCCAAAACCTGTGAAAAAACCTACGTCATCTAAATTTGTAAATTCTTTAAGTATCTCATCATCGGTCAAAGCTCTTTCATTATTTGTTTTTCCTACAAGCTCAGGATCAAAATCAAACAATGGAGCTGTGCCATCTTTGAGTGTTTCATAGCTAAATAATTTACCTATGTTTGGTTTCTGACTAATCTCATCAATTGTTTCTTTGGCTAAAAAGCTAGTGGCACCTTTACCTCCAAATCTTTCTGTAAAATAATCAACTTCATCACTAGTATATTGTATTACAGGTAGATTGATTGGACCGTCAGGTGTGGATATTGTTAATTTTTCTGTCATTAACCACCGCTTCTCTTAATTATGTTTTTTAATATTCTTCTATCGGTCTCAATGTCACCGCCTTTTCTAAAGCCACCAAATCTTTCATAGCTGTTTATTGCGGTTTGATACTCCTGAATTAAACCATTAGTTAAAGTTAAACCTTTTCGTGCTTTGTCGATTGAAGTATCTTTATATTTTTGTGGATTATTAATAATTTCTTGCAATTCATCTCGTGTTTTTTTCATGACGCTTTGCGTCACTCGTAATTGTGATAAGGCATCAGCGTCTGTTCTTAAACCCGAAGGTCGTACAAGTTCTTTTTGTAATCTAGCCAAACTTTGTACATCTAGTCTATCGTTAGTGGCCTCTCTAATAAATCGCTCTGTTGCATTTGCCAAAGCATTTAACATTTTTCTACCGGCAGATGTTTCTTTAAAAATATCTCCTTGAGTTATACCTATCTCAGATGCTTGACCAACTAAAAATCTTATACCTGTTTTAACAGTTGATATAAAACCAGTTGCATCAGTTAAATCAACATTTGGATCTACTATCTTTTCAAGTGCTGCTGTACCTACATCTTGAGGTATGGGTTCAAAAGATTTCTTTTCTGTTTCTGTAAGATTTAATTTAGATAGAGGTATATCTTTTGGTATAGGTAAACCTAATTGTAACCTGCTTTTCAGAGCATCTTGAATATGTTGTGGTATCTTTCTTTCAATTCTACTGCCTTGTATGGTAGTTTCAGGTGCAATGTAGTCTAATAAGGCTTGCTCTAATACGTTATCATTTTCACCCTTACCGTAGGCTTCATAACGTCGTGGATCAGATAATATATTCATAATTCTACCACGAGTTCCTGTGCCAAACATATTTAGCTGTGCGTTGTGTTTTTTAAGAGCAAGTTCTTCTTTTTTCAATTGGCCGGAGACCACATTATTGGTTCTAGTGATTTGGTTTAGCTCCTCTTTCAAATCAAGTGATCTAGTTCTGTATTGGTTTAGCTTTGATAAAGCGTCTTTTTTATATGCTAAAACTTCTTTATCATTCTCAGCTTTATTTTCAGCTGCAAACTTTTTAATTTGAGTTTCAGCTATTTTAACTTCATTTAATTCTTTTTCTATAAGCTGAAGTTTCTTTTCATCTCTTTCACCTTGAGCTTTTTTAAGTTCAAAATCTTTTAAACCCTCTAAAGTCTTTCTAGCTTCAGTTACTTTTTTAAGATCTAACTCAGCAATAGCTTGTTGATTTTTTGCATTTCTATCTGCAACAAGGTTTGCTTCTCTAACTTTATCAAACTTTAATCTAAGATTTTTTTGAGCAATATTATTTTCGTTAATTAGTAAGCTAGTATTATTTTTTTCATTAGCTATCACTCTATCCATTTGACGGTTAGCTTCAGCTATACCTTCTCTCGATGTAATATTAAGTTTTAATCTTTCTAAAGCAGCAATGTTGTTAACTTTAGCAACATCTTTTCTACCAGTAATTTCTAAATTTATCTTTTCAATATTATCTTCGTGTTGAATATTAATTTTATTGATATCAATACCTTCTTGTACTTTTTTCAAAGCTGTTTCAATTTCTTTTTTTTGTTCAGCAAGTTTTGTATCGTATCCGAAATCTAATTTTTTGTTTATTTCGTCCAAAGTGGTTTGTAATGCAAACTTATTTTTTTGCATCTGTTCTTCATGGGCTCTAGAGCTTATACCCTCTGCTTTTTTAAAAGCTAATTTTTTTGCTGTATCTGCTAAAGTAAAAGCACCCGAAATTAATTGACCTCTTTCAGCTCCAACCTGTTTTAACCTAGCTTGCTCAAGCCCTATAGCAGCTTGTAAAGCCCCTGACTTTTGAGCTAACTCTTGTTTTTTTATGTCTTCAGCAGCTTTTGATGTTCTAGCCTGTATTTTTGGTAGTAATTGTGTTGTTTGAGCCGCTAAGGCTAATCTTTCCGCAGGGCTTAAACCTTTTCTTTCACCTTTCATAGGGGCAGAAAAAGCCAAAGCAGTATTAGCTATGTCAAAGAAAATATCTGATTGCAGTCTTCTTTTCTGTGTTTCAGGATCTGTAGTCGGTAAAAACTGTTGAAAGGTCGGCAACAAAGCAGTAGCAGTCTCTCCAACTTTTTGCTGGTAGTCAGTCATCGGAGTAATCGTTCCTGGTACTCCCATGCCCTTGCTAAACTTTAAAACTGGGTCCTCGTCTCCACGGCGGCGAACCTCACCGCCATACCTAAAATTTTCGGGTGGTTCGTTTCCAGCCCCCGTCATGCTCATTATTCCGCCAGCCATATCGCCTTCAACTGGTGTGTCCATTGCGTCGCGAGCCATCGGTGCAATGCCTTCTTCTGCCATACTAATTTGAACTATTGGAGTGACTAAGGCTAAAACACTATCTGGTGTTTGAGCCGCATCTTCTGGTCCAACTATACTAGCTAAATCATCTCTTCTTTCTTCTTCTGACTTATCTTCACCAGAAAACTGGTTCATCATAGATTGAAAGTCTGAAGCTTGTTCCAAGTCTCCTGTGTCCTCTGCTACATTACTTAATGTAGAGGCTAAAACATTTGGGTCTACTCCGCTTTGTGCCGCCATTGGTGGCTGATCCATTGGTGGTGACCCCATTGGCATAGCTGCCATATCTTGTTGTTGCATCAAACCCGCAAGACCACCTTCTTGCATAGGCTTAAATCCCATTTTTTTCACAACATCTGGTCGCTCTGCTGCTAAAGCCTGTAAACCTTTTGCATCATCAGGTATGACTCTACCACCATTGGCAAACATCTGTCGTTGTAATAATGCTCTATTCATCATCCGAATAACCCCGCTCTATTTGCCCCTGCTGCCGCTGATAATCCTGCAATACCGAGGCCTAAATATTGCTGGAACGGTGAAACGCTAGGTGAACTGGCTTGTGTAATAGTAGACTGGGAGGTCGGAGTCTTACTATACACATCGCCAAGAAAACCTAATCGTTGATATGGCTCATAAAGTTGTGCCAAATTACTTTGTCTTTCTGCGTCTAGCTCTGCTTGATCTTGTGCTTGTAACAGCTGGCCTAATCTAAAGGCACTTTCTGTGTCTCGTTGTTGCAGTGCTTGCCCTGTTTCCCCAAGAGCCGCTTGTCTTAAACCTAATTGTCCTTGTTGTCCTGCTAGAGCTGCAATGCCACTTCCTAATTGTGTTTGTCTAGCAAGGTCTCTTTCCGCAGCTTGTTGTGCTTGTAAAAAGTTTTGTGCCTGTGCCTGTGCTAATGCAGAAGCCCTATTCCTGTCTACTTCAGACTGAGCTATTTGTGCTCTTGACCCACCAAAAGCACCTGAGCCTACTGCTCCAGCTCTTGCTTGATTAAGTTGCATATCATATGCACGATTAATCTCATCAGCAACAGCTTGTTGATAAGGGTTCATATAAGTGTCTAAAAGCTCTTGTGTGACAGGACCTGAGCCTGCTCTTAAAGCTGATTCTACCCCGCCTAGCGTTTGACCAGCCTGTCCCAATGTTTGTCCGCCAGCTGTAAGATAAGGTAGGAAAGCACCTAATCCTGTCTCAGCCTGCGTTCTAGCAGCTTCCTGAAGACCCGTGAGCCCTGCTACTTGCTGTGTTGGCAAAGTAATAGGCTGATCGGCTAATTCTTTTGCTGATTTTAAAAGCCCTATCCGATAGGCTTCAATCTCGGGACTTTCCCTGACGGTTTGTATGGTTTCATCTACTGCCATTATGCCATCGCCTTTCCTTTTTTCTCTAACTTACTCATTACACTATACATATTTTTTATGCCAGTGTTAAGATCTCCGTTACCTAAACCTCTTACAGCATCTGTTGTCATCACAAACTCGCCCGGCATGAGCATTGCTCTAACGCTGTCTTTGCCCGGTGTGCCTTCATTTGGTCCTATACCGCCATTTCTTCTTGGGAATATCTCACCACCTTCAGCTGCTCTTTGAAAAGGTACCACAGGTAATTGATAAGGTGTATAATTAAAAGTATAATTTGTTGGTATTTTAAACGGCCCCGTCGCTAGATTTGGTGTCATACCGGGTACGTTGTAAGTTTCAGGACTTCTGTTGTATACATCAAGACCGCTCTCAGGTAAATTTAATCTTTCTTGTTCAGGTGCATCAAATGCACCAGCAGCATAAAGTCCAAGACCAGCTAAACCAGCTGTGGGACCGTATTTTCGTAAAAAACTTGGAGCTAGTTCTTTTTTTGCCATTTCAAGGGCTTGTTTTGATGAAAGTGTAAGGCCTTCAGCCGCTGCATTTTTTTGTAATTCTCCAGCTTTTGCAAAAATTTCTGTTTGTGTTGCATCTTTTCCAAACATAAAATCTTTTGTCTTGTCAAAAAAACTAGGAGATTTTTGATTTATGCCAAAACCATCTATGCCTTGTGCTACACCGCCCTCTAAATCTAAGGGTGTTCCCTTAATAGGGTCAAGTTTTTCTATAACAGGTTTGTCAAACTTAACTGCATCACCTTTAACAGTATCTGTAGAACTACCACCTAAATCTCTTATGCTTGGAACAGTTCTAGCTTGCAATCCACTAAAATCACCTTGAAAAGCACTACCTATGTTAGAAGTACCTGTGCTTACGTCTGCCATAACATTCTGGGCAAACGTTTTCTCTCCTGCAAAACCGGCTGTCAATGCACCAGTCGCACCACCAACAAGTGCTGATTTAAATGCATCCTCTAGCTTACCTCCTTGCATCAAGGTAGCTATACCAGAGCCTATCGCCCCAGAATAAACGGCACCCAACCCAGGAAATAAAAAGTTTAATGCAACTGGCAATATCACAGGGGCTGCCTTTTTTAAAGCTTTGCCTACACCTTTTAAGGCACTACTTACACCTTTTGCGACAGAGCTAACACCTTTTTTTACGCCTTTAAATAATTTTTTTAAAAAAAACTCTGGTAGTCCTGTGTCTGGATTAATACTATTTTTACTTGTTCCTACAATATATCTTTCTGGGTCTTCAACACCTAACTCTTTTAAATGAGAAAAAATACTTTCTTTGAGTTTCGGGTTCTTCTCAATCAAGGCCCGTGGCACGATGAGCTCGCCTGTTTCAACGTGAGCTACAGTATCATCACCATAACGACCATAGTTTGCCATCTTTCTACCGATTTCATTAAAACCAGCAATACCATCTTTGCCGTACTGATCTTGTACCTCTTTTTGTTCAAGCAGCTTTATTTCGTCATCTGTATATATAAAGTCTGCTATACCGCCAGAAGGTATATTTTCTTCTTTAATTGCCAGATCCATAGACAGATACTACCTCATTTTTTTTATTAAGTCTATATTCCACTTATAGCACTTGTTGTTATTCTTGTCTTTGCAAATTCTTGAATACTTGCAACAACATGAAGTCTATTAGCCGTTGCTGCTTGTACTTTCAGTATTTCACCACTTTGTAACACCAAATCATTTGTTAATAATTCTACAGTTGTATTAGCACCAACTGCTTTTACTTTAAATAAACTGAACGTGTCACTGCCACTTACAAGCGTTACTGTTATTGTGTCTGCATTACCAGAGTCTTCAGATACCAGTATAGAGTTAACAATAGAAGCATTAAAATCAGCGTCACTTGGTGCAGTATACAAAGTTGTATTATCCGTGCTTGTTAAATCAGCCTTTGCATTTCTTATGTTTTGTAAATATTGTGGTATAGAACTAATTAACATTATCTTCTTCCATCTGGTCTCATATCAACACGAGGAGTGCCTAATTTATATTTTGTCCCTAATTCTGTTGAATCTACTCGTAAAGCAAAAGAACGACCTCGTACACGATAATCTATTTTATTAGTAAATTGTTCTACTGGTGTTGTTGCACTTCTTTGTGTGTCTCCAGAACCTGTCTGTAAAAAATTACCACCAGAATAGTTTTTTGTTTTCAAAGTAAATGACACTGTAGGATTTACAGCAGTTGATCCAGAAAACGTAATATCAGGTATCATTTGTTTAATTGACATAAATTTATCGCCATCACCCATGTCCATTGGTGCAGTCTCAATAAACGAAGTCATTGCAGAACCATCGTCATCGTTGCCTGTTTCATGGTTATAAAGTAAAGATGATCCAGTAGCCAAGGGTAGAGTTCTAATACCTCGATCAAGCCAAGCATCTCTAGCTAGTGTGCCATAATACCAAACTTTTTCTGTGTAGTTATACACAACGTATGAATCAATTTGCAGACTAGATGCTTTTGGATAAAACCAAATAATTTCGCCAAACTCTGAGTTTAAGCCAACGTGCACCTTGTCTCGTTCTTCAAAGTTAAAATCTAAAAATACTTTGTCTTTGACTGGACAAGGTAGTTGCTGAGTACCACCAGCATAAATATAAAAAGTATCTACACCCATCCAAAACACTGCATCATCTACTGCGATTGCAGAAAAAGGACTCATTATAGTAATATTTTTTGATAACTCTTGTAGACCAAAAGTAAATGGAGGTCCTATAAATTTCATGGAGTGTAAGGTTTTATTTGTAAATACAAGAATTTGTTGTTTTGTTTCTACAGCTTGTATAAATGTTGATCCACCACCTAATCTTAAATCACCTGCTGTATTTGTAGCAGTAGGAAAAAAGTCAACTGGATTTTCTTGCGAACTAAAACGTATAAGCAAGGGATCTTGAACTCCATTGCCTTGTGTAGCTGAACTATTTGCACCTAGTCCATCACAACCAAAAGCTATGATATGTCTGTCTTGGTCAGATACTAATACTTGTTTTGCTATAGTAGGAACACTTGTTTCACCAGAATAAGTTGATGTTGCACTAAGCTCAACTGCTCTTGTAGACAATCCGTTTGTTTTGTCCCAATAGTAAATCGCACCATCTCTTGGATTTAAAATTAAATCTTCACCAAAGTTATCATGTGACCAAATTCTTATTTGTGCTCCAGGAACTGTAATAGCTGATGCTTCTCCCCAACCAACAAAATCATCATCTGAATTTGCGTTGCCAGAGGCAAGTCTAACAAGTGTGCCATCTGCATGAGCAGAAGCTGTTGTACCACTTGAGGCTCTTGTAACTGTGAGATCGTTTGTTGATACATTAGTTACAGTAAGTAATTCTTCTTCAATCAATATAATATCAGTTGCTACTATTCCAGTACCACTTGAAACTGTAAGTGTTGTGTCAGAGTCAGAATACTCACCACCCTCATTTATTGTTGTAGCAAGTGCTCCATCTGTTAAACCACCCCATTGACCAGCACCCCAACCTCTACCACCAACAGTTGCATCAAGACCTGTGTTTATCTGATATGTACCTACTACACTTGATCCCCCATTACCTGTGTCAGATGAATTAGCCGCTACGCTTGAAGTTATTTCATAAGAGTTAGAGCTAACAATTCTTGTAATTTTATATTCTATATTAAGAACATCTGCTGTAATAAGACCGCCTAAACTAGATGCACCAGAAAAAGTTACAAAATCATTTTCGTTTGCACCATGTGCGTTGTCAGTTACTGTTATTGTTGTTGATCCATTTGAAGCAGAAAAAGTAACATCTCCAGAACCCGTTGTCGCTCTTACTGGCGTAATATCATTAAAGGTTGTACCTTCTTCAATATAATATTTAAGATGTGTGCCTACACCTAAAAAGTCAGATCCATCTAAAGCAACCCAATTATGCAGTCTTCTTGCTGATCCTTGATAAGTGTTTGTTGTAAACTTTGACCAACCACCAAACTTTTCTGGAAAGCCATTACGAAAACGTACTAAATCACCATCAGTGTAACCACCCTCATTACTGTATCCAGTTATGTCTGATATTATTCCTGGTCTAAATTTTAAAGCTGTAAATGGCATTAGAAAGCCTTTACTGAGTTAGTGCCTGTGTGATTGTCCACATTGACAGTTGTTGAAGAAGTTTCATTAAGTCCAAGTGATGACAAAGGTGCACCAGCATCGTTTGTGTCTGGAAATGTGCCAGTAATACTAAACGATCCATCTGTTGAATCTCTGTTAACAACACCAGTGCCACTTGCACTTACCGATGTACTAGAATACGGATCACCTCCAGATAATGTTATCGTGTGACTTGTATTATTTGTAAAAGTAAATTTTCTACCTGTTGATGTTGTAAATACATCAACATTTTTAATTTGATTAAAGGCTCCACGACCACCAATGATCGCTACCACTGCTTTACCAGTTGCAGAATCTATAAACATTTCAATAGCAAACGTACCACTATTACCATTATTTACACCAACTAGAGCACTATTCCATCTCATAAAACGATAGGTACCACCTGCATGAGAATGAGTTGTATTTGTATCTGGTTGATCTGCTGATACTCCATCAAACGTACTTGCTCCACTAGGACCTACAATAGCACCACTAATAGGCGTTCCATCTTCAAGAAAAGCATGAGTAAAAGACATACCAAAATCAGAACGATTGACGTTGTCCAAACCTACGCCACCAAAAGTTGTGGTAAAGCCTGTAGTATAGTATGTTTCGTTTACAAGCATACCAGCAGTGCTACCAGTATTTGGTTTAGTTACTGTGGTATTGCCGTCACCAAAAGGAGCACCACCACCAGAACCAAAGGAGGCACCAGAGCCTCTGTTGGTATCTAATATTTGCTCTGTAAAAGTATGATTTGTAGTTACCGCAAGTGTTGAATTACCTGCTTCTGCAATAGTTGTCGTGCCAGTGTTACTTGTATCGGTCACTGCACTTGTAAATGTTTTGACTGTAGACTGTACATTACCACTACCCTTTAATTCTACTGGTACACCAGAAGGACAATCTACATTGAGAGGCGATCCAGAAGAATTAGTTATATTGTTACCATTTGTATCAATAATAACTTTTTTGTGATTACTGTTTTCTGTTAATGTTAGTTGACCAGATATAGAACTTGTAAGTTTAAACAATTGTATTGGTAATCCTATTTTATTACCAGCAGCCGTGGTTAAACTACCTGCTGAACTTATTTCAGTAAAACCTACATTTCCTATAAAAGGTATTGACATTTATCACCTAAAATTTAACAGACTCAATAAAAGTAAAAATAGAACCATTTTGATTTATAGCTATAGCAAAAGATGCTGAATTACCAAGGCTTACACCTTGAGAGCTACCAGGATAACTTAAAGTTAATGTATTAGATGAACTTATCTTATCTACAATAATATATTGTCCAATAGCTAAACTACCTATAGCTAACGTCAAAGCAACATTATTACTTGATGTGTCTACCTTTTGATAAATTGATTGTGCAGAAGAAGGTGTAAGTGTAGCAGAAGAAGCTGTTATAGCACTCGGTACTGTTACAAGATTTGCATTAAAATATGTAGAAAAAGTAGCAGCAGTTGTTTGCCTCATTGTGCCACCATCATTTGTTACAATGCCATCACCTGCTGCAACAGCCGTGGTTCCAGCACTTGTGCCACCATCCATGAGATTAAGTTCTGCTGCGGTAGATGTGACTTTTGTTCCACCAAAAGCGAAACCATCAAGCAAGTCAGTAACTTTAGCACC